TACCTTTCGGCGTATAGCAAGCGGCTAAATGTACAGAACATAAGGCGATATTTCCGCTGTATATTTGGTGGATCTGACACTGGATAAACTTGCTTTTCTATGGTAAAATACAGTACAATGGAAAAGGCATCTCCGGAAATCGCAGCCACCAACCAAGCCCCGCACAGTTCGCCTGTGTGGGGCTGGTTTTGACTTTGGGCAGTTTCTCGGCAAGTGCTCTGAAAGCCCACACAGGGCAAACAGGGCGGTTACATGAGGAACTTTCGGTGCATTACAGACAGGATTTTCTCCTGTTCCTCTATGGAAACGCCGATGCTTTCCAGTGCCTGCCGAATGCCGCAGTCCGGGCAAATGGGCGTTTGGTTGTCCGTTCTGGAAAGTGCCGGAATACCGGAGTAGGGTTTTCTGCAAAGTGGGCAGACCGCCGAAACTGGCTTATCCGTTTTCATGGTGGTACACCTCCCGTTCGCTGATGTCCATGGCTTTCCGCAGGTGTTTCAGGTCAAAGCCGAACTGGTGGTATCCGTCCACACAGGTGCGGATGTAGGCAGAAGTGGGGATGCCCAGTTTCCGTTCCTCGTGCATGATATACACAAAGGCAGTCAGCTTTTTCCCGGTTTCTGCAAGGGGAAGTTCCAGTTCCGTTTTGTAGTAGAAATGGGGATACCCCTCATAGCGGTCAAGGGCAAGTTCATCTCGTTCCGACACCGACCAGACTGCCGCCGGAACGGTACAGCCCTGCTTGGGTTCGATGGTCAGATAGGAACCGGTCTTACTGCCCTTGAACAACAGCTGGTAATTTGGAATCTCCGCAGTCCCCACAATTCTGGCATCCGGGCAGCGGAACTGCATCTGTTCCACGTTCAGATTGCTGCCGTAGGCAAGGTAAAACTTTTTCATGCAATCAAATCCTTTCTGAAAGGGATACCCTTTCACCACCATAAGACCGCCGAAGCGGTCTGGTGTAGCTGGTAGCAAAAGGCTGTCCCTTTATCTGCCGAACCGGAAAGCGGCATCGCCATCAAGGTTCTTGGTAAGAAAATTTCTCGCTGTGGCGAACTCCTCGCCGACCAGTCCCAGCCGAATCAGCCATGTTCGCATGGCGAATTTCGGGTTTTCCGTTTGCTGTGGTTTCGGGCTGGCGGTTCGCAGTCCCTTTGCCATTTCGGAAAGGGCAAGGCAAAGCTGAATGTAGCTTTTCAATTGCCCTGCGTGAAGACCGTTTTTCTTTTCTGCTGTAGGCTTGTCAAACTGGAAAAGTCTGAATTCGATTGTTCCCTTTGTAAAAGTTGCATGGAAGTTCAGCATATGGTATCGACTGTCGTTGTAGTGCTGATTTCTGCCGTAATTTGCCCCGTTCGCCGTATACCAGATGTCTGCAAACTGTGCCATGTTGGTTGGCTTTTTCCGGTTCAGCTGTTCGATGAATTGGGGATTGACCGTTCTGCAATATCGGTTCATTCTGCCTTGGTCGATTTTCAAAGCATCTGCAATCAGCCGTTCGTGGCTCGCCATAAGGTTGGCGAGGTTTCGCAGGGTTTGCGGTGTGTGTCCGTTGGCACCGATGTGAATGTGTACTCCGGCTCCGATGCCTGCATGGCTGATTGCTCCGGCTTTGCGAAGCTTTCTGACCAGTTCCTGCAAGGTTTCAATGTCCTCGTATTTCAGAATCGGTGTGACCAGTTCGCACTTTTCAGCATCGCATCCTGCAATGCTGACGTCTTTCTGGAATTTCCATTCTCTACCCTGTGCATCCCAAGCTGACCAGGTGCTGTATCCGTTTCGGCTTGCGGTGTATTCGTATCTGCCCGTGCCGAAATGGTCAGCGGCAAGTCTGGCAGCTCGTTCTCTGGTGATGTGGTTCATCTCAATCTCCACGCCGATGGTCTGCTTTTTCAGGTTTTCGATTTGCTTTGCGGTTTTTTCGTTCATAATGTTTTCCTCCGTAGTTTCGGGCTTTTTCCCTGTTGTTGTAACCATATTAACTCTAAACGGAGGAGATAGCAAGTGGCTAAATCTACAGAAAATGAGGTCAAAAGATTGTGTAGAATACACTCTTGCAATTCTTGCGATTGTATGGTAACATACCGTACAATGGAGGAGGTTTCGCCTTATTTTTTCGCCTCGGATACGGTCTGGAAACTATCAATTTCGGGAATCAGAGCAAGGGAAGAACCGTTTTCCCACCGCATATGAATGCTGCCCGCATCGTCAATATGCGTGACCTCACCGACTGTTCCGGGAAGAACCGGATATTTTTCATTCCGCATAGAAAGCAGCTGTAATTTTGTTCCGACAGGGTACTTTTTTCGCAGCTGTTCCAGATAAGACTTACTCGGAAACTGCATCAGTATCACCAACCTTTCTGAATGCGGAATTGCCGGACAGATGCCGAAGAATGACCTTTCTTGCCGCCTTGAATTCTGCTCCTACCATTCCCAGACGAATCAGGAAACACCGCATGGTGTACTTGGGATTGTCGGAGGTGTCCGGCTTGCGGTTGATGCGGCTCTGATTCTTGGCAAATTCGCAGAGCATGGAAATGAAAGTGCAGTAGGCATC